TTGTCTCATGCAAGCTCTGGCCGGAGAAGGCACCAGAGGCCGCGCATCGGCTCCTGTTGGCATGTTTGAACGAGAGTCGCGATGAGAAGCTTGGCCCGGATCAGGTGATGTTCATCCTGCGCCTCGGGCGCGAACGAGGCTTTCACGGAGCGATCAATTTCGTCGCGCGCGATGCCGGCTATGCCGACCCTCAGCCGATCGAGCCGGAAGACGAACGGGCTCGCCTGCAACGCGAATTCATCGAGGCCCAGCGTGAGATGGCGAAGCTAGCCGAACGCATGGAGCGATTCGGCCTTATCCGGAGTGCTGCGTAATGCCGCTACCTCTCGTTTTCATTCTCTTCGGCGCGGTGATGTGGCGCGCTTGCATGCCGTGGTGGTTGATATGACGGTCGCTGAGCTTATTGAAGAGCTGCGCAAGTTCCCGGCGCATCGACCGGTACTGGTTCGGCATCCGGAGGGGTTCGACTATGAGACCGGTGCAATCGAGTTTGGCATCGGATCGATTGAGGCGATTCGCGATGACGCTGCGTTTAACGACTGCATTCCGGTCGTTGTCATCGATGCGGCGGAGTGGTGCGAGTGAGCAGCCTCCAGAAATCCCAGAATAGTAACGAGGTCCAATAATGGCAGCCGACTGGATCAAGATGCGATCTGACCTCGGGACTCATCCGAAGGTCGTCCGCATTATGTCCGCATTGAAAGCGGACAAAACACGGACAGAAAGCGGACGCGCGTCCGACAAGCTTCGAGTGATCGGCGCGCTGCATGCGGTCTGGTCGCTTTTCGACATCCATTCTGAGGATGGTCGACTCGAAGGCTATTCAGCAGACGTAATCGACGAAATGATCGGATTCGTCGGGTTCGCCGATGCGATGATTTCTGTTGGATGGTTGGAGCAAGACGGCGAAACCCTTGTCATGCCTAGGTTTGAGGAACATAACGGTAAATCTGCGAAGCGCCGTGCGCAAGAATCTGTCCGCAAAAGAGAGGAAAGAAAAGCGGACGGTAGTCCGCAATCTGTCCCGGAAATGTCCGCAAGCGATGCGGACAAAAAGCGGACTAGAGAAGAGAAGAGAAGAGAAGAAGAAAAGCATATGTCGAGCGCGGGGGAAGTCCTCGACTATCTCAACTTGAAAGCTGGGCGTAATTTCGAAAAAGTCGACGCGAATGCAAAGCCGATCATTGCGCGATTGCGGGAAGGCGCGACCCTGGATCGCATGAAAGCGGTCGTTGATGCGAAGGTCGCCGAATGGCGTAACGACCCGAAGATGTGCCAGTACCTGCGTCCTGCGACGCTTTTCAATGCCGAAAAATTTGCGCAATACTCGGGCTCGCTCGGCTCTCAATCCGCATCTGCTGGCGCTCCCGTGAACGGCTCATCCGTGCTTGCCGAGTATGCCGACTACATGCGGGGGACACTGTGAGGCGCTTACCACGGAATTCCAAAGGATTGATCGAGCTGCGCGAGCAGGGATTGGCGCCTGAGCTTCCGGTGCTTATCTCGCTCATTGGGAAACTCGATTTCGATAACGTGACGCTGTACGCGAAACCGTCGGAAAGCTACGACTGGCAGCCGATCGCCGCGCTTGATGTCGAGGTCTTCGCTGCGGTCTCCGTGCCATTCCCGGAGCTGCTTCGCACACTAGCCGAGATAGCTGCATCCGTGCCGAGGCACATGGTTCTGACCTTCGCGGAAGGTCCGCGCGTCGACTGCGGCGAAATGCGCGTCTTGCAGGACTTCGCTCTTTTCGACTGGTTCCCGATGTCAATCGGTCCGTGTGCATACCCGCAAGGGACGATCCTCGCACGCAGACTGCTCGATGCGCTTGGAAAAGAATTGCCGATCCCGTACGACCGGGCGGTCGGGCTCGTGCTTGAAACGATGCGGGAGAAATCGCAATGCGCCTGATCCCCGATTCGATCGATTGGGAGGCATACGTTGCCGATGAGGACGACGGTCGAGCCGATGTGCGACGTGCCTCGGAATGGGTCGACGCTGTCTCGAAATATTTCCACGGCGAGGAGGAGCAGGCGATCGGGCAGCGCACACCTTGGCCCAAGGTCGACAATCGGCTCATGTTTCGCCCGGGAGAAGTGACAGCATGGGCAGGCATCAATGGGCACGGGAAGTCAGGGAGCGTCGGATACGTCATGCTCAATGCGATGGTCGATAACTCGAAGGCGTGCATTGCCTCCTTCGAGATGGCACCAGAAGCAACGATGAGCCGTATGTGCCGCCAGGCAGCCGGCAGCAATCTACCGACCCTTGAATTTATCGAGCGCTTCCACCGATGGACGGACGATCGCCTATGGCTGTATTCCCATCGTGGAGCAATGACGCCAGCCAGGATGATCGCCGTTACGCGCTACTGCCGAAAAGAGCTTGGCATCGATCACATGGTCATCGACAGTCTCATGAAATGTGGGCTCGCACCTGACGACTACACCGGTCAAAAGAACTTCGTCGATGCGCTGTGCGTTCTTGCGCGTGATACCGGAATCCATATCCATCTCGTGCACCACATGCGCAAAGGGGAGCGCGAGACTGACATGCCGGACAAGTTCGGCATCAAAGGGGCCGGGGAAATCACCGATCTGGTCGACAACGTACTCGTCATTTTCCGCAACAAGCGGAAGGAATCTCAGCTTGAGGCAGAGGCAAACGAAGAGAAGCGAGCTGAAATCGACCTCATGCCGGACACGTTTCTGATCTGCGCCAAGCAGCGTCATTTCTCCTGGGAGGGGCGCATCGGGCTGTGGTTCGACCGGGATAGTCAGCAGCTATCTGAGTCCCGAGGGGAAAGCCGTCAGTACATCGATTTTTCGACCAGCCAATGGAAAAAGGAGTGGAGGCGATGAGCGGAATCAAGGGGAAAGGCGCAACGCGCGCATCGGCCCGGGAACGACAGGAGACGGACGACAAAATCACTACAGCCATCGAATCGCATGGTGCGCTCTCGATATTCGAAATTATCGAGAAAACTGGATTGCCAAAGTCGACGGTCGGCAATGCGATAGATCGACTACGAGATGCAGGATGCGTACGCAAGCTGCCAACGCGGCGTCGGGTGGGCCTTCGTGGCAGCCTCGCTTGCATCTACTATCTTGGCGTTGAGGATGAATCGCCTATCCAGCGCTCGGGAGCAATTGTCATCGTGCAGCGGCATCCGCAGGACGTTGCGCTTTTTGGCGAATATCGGAAAGCGGCATGAAGCCAAAGGCGTGCCGAATCTGCCGGCGCACTTTCACGCCAATCAGCAGCATGGCGAAGGTGTGCTCTGTGCCGTGCTCGCTCGAACTCGTGCGACAGGATCGAGCGCGCAAGGAGGCGCGGGCCAAGCGAGAGGAGCGCAAGTCGCTTCGGGAGCGGATGGAGAAGGCGAAGACGCGCGGACAGCATCTCAAGGAGTTGCAAGCGGCGTTCAATGCCTGGATCAGGGCTCGGGATGCCGGGCAGCCGTGCATCTCATGCCGGCGGCATCACCAGGGGCAATGGCACGCAGGGCATTACCGCTCGGTAGGATCGGAGCCGGCGCTGCGCTTCGATCCGGACAACTGCCACCTCCAATGCGCTCCATGCAACACGCACCTGTCGGGGAATTTGATCTCATATCGCGCGAACCTGATCCAAAAGATCGGACTCGCTCGCGTGGAATGGATCGAGGGGCCGCACGAGCCGATAAAGCTCAGCCTCGCGGAGATCATCGAAAAGAAGGCGTTTTACCGTGCCGAGGTCCGGCGAATGAATAAGGCAGCAGCTTGAAAGGAGTAGCCATGTGCGGCGACGCAGCAGAAATGATTGCCGGCGTGCTCGCTCTAATGACGGAAAGCGAGCGCAAGCGGTTTGAAGACGACTACTCGCACTTCCGCTCGTACAGCAACGTGCCTCCGTGGGTCGATGAATCATGGACGCGCTGGGCGTTCTGGAGCGGTGGCAATTACAGGGTTCGGAGGGATAAATGACATCGGATTGGCTGATCGCGCTCGAGCTGATCTTCGTAGTGGTGCTCGGACTGATTTGCGTATGGGAGGAATGATGTGCTCAGACATTGATGCGCGCACGCGCGAGAACCCGGAAAGCGCGATGCTCCATAACACGCTGTCAAACCAATTGAGGGAGCCGCCGCCTACATTCGATCAAATCAAGGACATTAACCCTGCCGAGACGCCGCTCAACCGCGCTCTTGCGGCGAGGATCAAAAACCCCGATCCCGATGCGAAAGGCGTTCAGGGGTTCGACAGTGAAGCTCACCGCGCTTTCATGAGGAGCCTAGGATGAAACTCTGCAAAGACTGCAGGCACGCAGTCATGTATGCGATGAATTACCCAACTTGCGCTCATCCGGATGCGAGGCGCGATCCAGTTTATGGCTGGCCTACCGAGCCTTGCGCTTTTGAGCGTGAAGAGAAGGGGAGATGCGGCCCTGATGCGATCCAATTCGAAGGGAAACCGGCTGAACCGCCTATGCCTGACGCTGGGTCAATCGTATACATGGACTGGGCGGAGCTGACATATAAGCGATCGTGGATCGCTCGCCTTTTCGGATGGTGACGATGGATATACGAGCGCTCGAATCGCGATTGGAAAACTGGGCTCGCGCGCAATGGTCCACTGGCGGTGGTGGATCGTCCATTGCGTCGGCCGAGGGGATGTACCGCGGCGGTGGATGGCGCGAGATACGAGCCGCGCCCCCGCAACCCGACCAGCGGGACGCCACGCTGGTGAACGAAGCATGGAAGCGCCTGATGCCATTGGACAAAGACGTGCTGAAAATGTGGTACGTCTGGAAAGCCCCATCCTCAATGATCTGCCGACGACTTCGCATCAAGCAAGGTCGAGGGAACGGCCATCATTGGGAATTGGCTCTTTCCCACGCCCAGCGCGCCATCTTTTCAATGCTCGGCGATTATTCGACCCTTGCAAAGCCAATAAGAGGGTCTTATAATCGAGAGGAGATGACTGAAACCGTCGATTGACGAGCGATTTGGCCTATGGTCCGGGCCAACTTCGCTCTGAAATCACCCGAAGCCCGCTAGGCAGCCGCCAGCGGGCTTTTTGTTTGGAGCCCGAGATGGCAACACTCACTGCGGCGCAGCGCAAGGCGATGCCAGCCAAGGAATTCGCGGGCGGCAAGCCGAAGGGCGAAGCCACTGGCCGATTTCCGCTGAACGACAAGTCGCATATTC